GTGAACGGCTGGTTGGGGTGGCGGAGAACCTCGTGCTGCTTGAAGTAGCGCCGGCTGTGGAAGATCGGCGTGAGGTAGTTGCCGTTCACGAAGTAGTAGCGGGGACCGCGGCAGATCGTGTACGCGCCGTCCTCGGTGCCGAAGTTGACGAACGCACCGTTCGATGCATCGGCATCGGTTCCGTTGTACCCGGTGAGGGTCTGTGCGACGGTCGTGGTCGTGCTGGTCGGTGACGCCGCGAAGATGGCCGCGGTGTCGAGATCCGAGCAGTACGTCACGTCGATGCCCGCGTAGGACGGACTCGAGTACGCCGCGTCCTGGTACGACACGAGGGTGTCGTTCGAGAGACGGAGCGCGTTGCGGTACTGCTGGACGCCGAGCCGCGACGACAGGATCATCTGCCGGTTGAGGTTCGGGTTCTCGAAGTACTGGGTCCGGGTCGACGGAGCCTCGTACTTGAGCCGCATCATCATGGTGTCGAACGCATGGAAGAGGTTGCCGATGCGGTAGTTCGCCTGGGCTCCGCTCTGGTTGTAGACCGTGTCGCCGTCGAGCGCGTGGCTGCCGACGTCACCCCATGCCGAGTTCTGCGGGTTGAGCTTCGCGGAGTCGTACAGCTCGATGCAGTTGGTCCAGCGGTTCTCGGTGAACGGATTGATCCGCATGACCGTGGTCGATGCGTTCGACGTTCCGGTGTACGGAGCCGTTCCGCGGAGACCGAGGGATCCGCCGAAGTTCTGGCCGATCTCGCTGATGAAGTACGGCAGCGAGTACGGGAGCTTGCCCGACTCGTCCTCCATGCCGGAGATCGAAGGCACGGCCCACAGGTCCTCCTCGAAGCCGTTGAGCATCGAGGTCCACATGCGCTGCTCCTTGATGCGCTTCAGCCGCTTGTAGGCGACCTTGGTGCTGGCGGCGGTCTCGCCCGTGTTCAGCTCGACCTCGGCGTCGGTCCAGCTCATGTGGTCGATGTGGAACCGCCACGGGGCGCGCACGTAGTCGGTCACCTGGGGATTGCGCCAGGTGAAGGTGTCGTTCGGCTGGTAGTGGTCGTAGGTGCGCGAGTCATCGAACATGATGACGTCGCGGATCTCGGTGCCACCCTGGATGGTCTGCTCGGAGGTCTTGCCCTTGAGGAGGCGGGAGAATGCGTAGGTGTTCTTGACGGCCTCGTTGATGACCTGGTCGGCGGACGTGAGGTACGCCGGACCAGTCGAGGTCATGAAGTCGTTGAAGGTCTGGATGGAAGGCATCGATGCCTCTCCTTAGCGTGTTGCTGCTCTGAGCGCGTCGGCGCGCGTTCCGCCGGACAGGAGAACGTCGAGGATCACGTCCTCGCGGTCAGTCTCGCGGACCGGACGCGGCGGCTGCTTGCCGACGGTCGGCCGCGCGATGGCGCGGGGATCTGTCCTCTTCGGTTCGCCCGCACGGAGGCGGAATGCCTCGGCGACGATCTCGTTGATGTTTTCAAACTTGCCGGGATTCTCGCGCCCGACCCTCGCGGCCACCTCCGTGATGTCATTGAAGGAGGGTGCGTCCTTGCCGTACTGGGACGCGATGCGGCTGTACGCCGCCTGCGTCTCGTACTTGATCTCGAGTCCTCTGGCCTTGGCGTCGAACTCCGCCCGCAGCTTGTCTGCGAACGAGCGGATCGGCTTCGCGGCCTCGTCACCGAAGAGTTCACCGAACTCGGACAACGGATCGGCGTCCGCCTCTCCATCGTCCGATTCGACTGAATCCTTCGGCTTGGACTCGGTCGCCTTCGGCGCTTCGGTCGCATCGGCCTTCGCCTTCGCGACCTTGGATCCGAAAGCATCCACGTCCGCCTGGCGCTTCGCGGCCTTGAGTCCCCATTCCTTCAATGCGGAAGGATCGGTCCTCATGCCTTCGATGACGCTTGCGGGAACCCCGTCGCGCTGCAATGCCTTCAGCGCCCGATCGAAGTCGGGATCATTCGCTGGAGCAGACGGTTCCGTGGTGCGCTCGACCTGCCGTGGAGCAGGTTCGTCGATGCCGAGCAGCCGGTCGAGTACGGCGTCCTCCGCGGCGGAGTTGTCCGGTGCAGCATCCTGCACGGCTTCCGTCTGCGGGGCCGCTACGGCCTCGTCGGCCTGGGGCAGTTCACGCTCGATGTCGGGTTCTGAGGTCATCAGTCCTTCTCGTATCCGTGACGCGCCATGACTTCGCGTTCATGGCGCTTCGACTCGACGATCGGCTTCCCGAGTTTCGTCGTCTTGCAGCCCGTGAGGTTCCTCGGCAAGGAGTTGCTCACGTACGGATACTGCGAACGATTTGTCCCCGGATCGACCTGCATCGCGCTGGCGATGCGGGTCAGACGCCTCCCGTCACGTTCGATGATACTGCCGATGCTCGGCGCTTCGCGCATCGGCATTTCAATTTCGATGAGATTTCCATCGTCGTCGGTGAACTCGTACTTCATGCCCTGTTCGCCGCCCCTGCGATCCCTGCCATGCTCGAGGCGGGAATCGGATTCGGCTCACCCATTGCGTTCCGCCTGTCGGACGCCGGGCGGGGAGCCTGTGCCTCGGCGGCCTGCATCTGCTGCTGTTGCTGCTGCATCTGGGCGATCGCGTTCTGGTCGATCAGTTCCGCCAGATGCGGGACGTTGAGCGCGTCACCGACCACGGACAGGATCTCGCGCCACTTGACGAAAGGCATCGCGACCATGCCCTGGGCGACGGACGTCGTGATCTGGAGCAGCTCCATCGCCCGCTTCTGGACGAGCGACTCGCTCACCCGCTCCATGCTGTAGGCATCCACCGACACCTCGAGATCCTCCCACCCCGGCATGCGGACGCCGCCCTGGAACACGGGGTTGGCCTCGAGCAGGGCGGCGACGCCCTCCTTGCCGAGGGGAAGGACCACGCGGTCGTCGTGCCACATGTACCAGCAGACGGCGCGACCGAGGTCGTCGACCGCCTCCTGGAACTGCCGCTTGAGGTGGGCCATACGCATGGTGGCGCTACTCTCGGCGACCGCGACCTCGGTCGCCGTCGCCGCGCCCTGGATGTTCCCGCGCATGGCGTCGTGGATGCCCGACACCCGGTCGAGGCGGTCCTGGGCGATCTGCGAGTACTGGACCTGCTGCGGGGTGATGCCGCCGATCTCGAGGTTCACGACCTTGTCCTTGTCGAGCGACTCGGACAGGACGATGTAGTCGTGGGGTCGGTCCTTGATGTCCTGCGCCAGCTTGTGGTTCCTCGAGTCCACCATGATGAGCCGCTTGTAGCTGGCGGCGCTCGAGCGGACGCTGACGAGGTGGGCGTTGAGGTCGTTGACCTGCGACTGGATCGCCATCAGGGGCGACAGCGGGTACGGGTCGTCGGGGACGGTGTACACCCCGAACACCGTGTACGGACCCTGGCGGGGGCCGAAGTACGGGATCGGCTTGCGGATGTATCCCTCGAACTTGCTCGTCTTGGCGCGGCCCTTGACGAACGTGTAGATGGTCCCGTTGACCATGCCCGGGCCGATGACCTCGTCGATCATTTCGGCCGCGGCCTGGTCGGCCTCGGGGACCCACACCTCGTAGACGGCCATCTCCTGCCGGTCCTCGACGTTGCGTCCCTCCTCGTCGCGGACCTCGTGGAGGTCCGTGTTCGGAGGGATGTCCATGATCGCGTCGAGATCCCAGGACGGGTCGGATTCCGCCCTGGCGATCAGGTCGTTCTTGTCGATGGCGTAGCAATGGCCCATGTACCGGGCGTTCTCCACGCTCTCGGCGGCGGGATCCATGAAGAAACGCTCGGGGCTGATCCGGTAGACGCGCGGCAGGTACGGTTCCTTGCCGTCGATCTGGCGCGCCTCCGGGCGGGGCTCGCTCACGGTCAGGGCCACGCCGTAGGAGAACAGCATGTCCGTTCCGATCCGCTCGAGGGTTCGGCGCAGCTTGGTGATGCGCGCCCAGCGGTTGACGGCGATCTGCATGCGCCTTCCCACGACCATGTCGAGCATGGCGTCGGCGCAGCGGATGCGGAACTTCGGGACGTCGTGGATGATTCGCGGAAGGACCAGGCTCACGTACTCGTGGCCGAAGTTCTCCGGGTCATCGGTGTACGGATCGGATCGATCCGTCCGGTAGGAGGGGCCGTGATACCGCTCGACCATGTTCCGCAGGTCGGCCAGGTGGGCGTCGCGGAACTTCTCGGCGCTTTCGATCTCGAGTCGGATCTTGTCGAACGACAGGTCGAGCACTTACTTCCTCCGCTTCTGTTCCGGTTCCGGTGCAGGGGCCTGGACCGCCATGACGCGGTTGAGCCAGATCATCAGGCGCTGCGCGTCCTGCCCCTCGATGCGCTCCACCTCGCGCTGGTCGACGTACTTGATGCTGACGGTCGTTCCGAACATCGAGATGCGCTCGATGCGGCCGATCGGGACGAACACCTGCTCGGTGATGGGGACGAGCATCAGCGGCGACCCTTCTTCTTCGCGGCCTTCTCAGGCAGCTTCTTGCCCTTCGGCGTCTTCTCGGCGAACTCCTTCGCGAGGGCGGGCTTCTGCGAGAACATGAATCGGCGCTGGCGCTGGCTGCTGAATGGCATCAGGGTCTCTCCATGAACACGCGCATGACGCACCACTGGACGTCGAGGCGCGGGGTGTTGGTCGTGATGTTTCCGGTTCCACGCAGGGCGACGCCGCCGGCGATGTTGGGACCGTTCTGGGCCGTGTCGGTGTTGCCTTCGATGAACGATGGGTTCGTGATCCTGTTCGGGATGTGCAGAGGATCGTTCACGAAGTGGACGCATCGCCCGTCGATGAAGTACCTAGCCTCGGTTCCCGCGGCATTGATCCATACTCCGAGCGTGTGCCACTCGTCGACCCTGACGCCGGTGTCGATCCGCTCCCTATACCCGGTCGAGATGATCGGCGGGCCCGGATCAGACACGAGGAAATTCGCGCATGTGTGGGTCCTCCACGTGGTCTCTCCCCTGCTGGCCGTGAAGCAGAGCGAGTTCTGGAAATCTTCGGACTCCGAGTTCGCGTCGAACGTGAAGTGTCCCTGCGAGAAACCGATGCGGGCGCTGAAGTCGTGATCAGCGGCTAGTCCTCGGAACCTGACGCGCGCGAACGAATCCATCTCGAACATGCCGCCCATCAGCTTCGGGTTGACAGGCGTGCATCGGTCGGACAGCCATGCCCGGCTAATCGTGTTGTTGATCAGCGACTTCCCGACGAGCGTGAAGTACGGAGTCGCCTCCTCTGAATACGCAGAGGAACGCTCGATGTCCACGACGCGCGGAGGCGAGTTCGTGTCCGAGTAGTTGTTGCTCAGGTGGAAGTTGCCGGTGTTGTGGCCGCCTCTGGTGGACGCGAGCCCCGTCGACGTGGCGGTGTTCTGCGGACCGAGCTGGCCGTTCGACCATAGGCGGAAGCATTTCCGAGGGTCGAACTCCCTCGCGTCGAACGGGTAGTGCTCGGTGAGGTTGTATCGCGGGACGTTCGACATCACTTCTTCCTGTCGTGGAAGTAGCGGAACAGCATGTAGTCAGACGTGAGGGTCTGGACTCCGTTGTGGACGGCGTTGCACTGGAGCGACAGCCCCGCCTGGAACGTGTCGGACGAAGCCATCGTCCGAACGGTCGGGAGATCGCCGTTCTGGCGATGCACGACGATGCCGTCGACCGTGAACGCGGCGCTTTCCGCCTTCGCGTCGATGAAGATCCCCAGCGTGACGTATGCGTTGCACGGGGTGGAGAGCACCTTGTTGAACTTGTACGACGACGCGCCCGGGGTCCCGGTCCATCCGCGGTACACGCCGATGGTCCACGTGTCCGTCGTGCCGTTGGCGAAGAAGCAGACGGCGTTCTTGCCGTCGATTCCCGTGCCGGCGGACGTCAGGATGTCGTCGTAGTAGCCGATGCGGACGAGTCCGCGAGACAGGGAGTTGCGGTCCCACTTCCCGCGCCATGCGAAATCGGTCTCGCACACGCCGAGGCGCAGCGAATTCGCGGCCGCGGTGGTCTGGCGGTCCCTGATCTCAATCGCGGCGTCCTGGACCAGTCCCGATGCCGTCACAACGCGGCACGTCGAGGCGACCGTTGGGTTCGTCAGGTAGACTGGATCGAACGCGGGATCGACGAAGGCGGTACCGCTCGGAGTGGTCTTGATCACGGACCAGTCGTGGTTCGCGTTGTTGAAGTCGCTGAACAGACGGAAACACCGCGCCGGATCGTTCTCCCTCGGATCGATCGGAAACGACTGCGGCTTGTAGAACCTGTCGTATGCCGTCACGTTGCCTCCCTCTGCGACTCCGCGTCGCGGGCCGCGATACGCCGCTCGGCGTTCAACGCCAGAAGCGACACTCCCATACGCACCGCGTCAGCGATGCTCACGTGCTGCTTGAGGATACCCGCGTACCGCTCCGCGAGAAGCGTCAGATCCTCATGCGTCCGAAGATCGACCCGGACGGTCCTGGTCTTCTTCCTCGGCATCAACGCTTCGCCCTGTTGGCGGAACGGCTCGTCACGCGCAGGTTCGACCTGCGGTTGTCCCGCGGGT